ATAGAACTTCTGATTCATCTTTGACTGCCCCTACAAAAGTATCTATTGCCCAGCCTGGCTGGAACTCAATACCTCTAGGGTCTTCCCATAGGTAGTCATCAAATGCCATAATCCCACCTGGCTTGAGTAATCTCCAAGCAAGCACGGCATCTTGTAGTACACCTTCTGCTGTGTGGTCTCCATCAATATAGATAAAGTCATAGGTTGGTTCTTCAATAGAACGTAGAAACTCTTTGCTGTCCATTTTGTACTTAATTACATTAGGACGAAAGGCAATCCGTGAATCGTATACACGTTCAACATCTAGCCAGTTCATTTCCTTATGCTCTTCTTCATCTGAACCAGTCCAGATGTCTACATCTTCTAGCACAGAGTTTTTTGTAACAAGTACGTTATCTACTAGCCATACAGTTGCATCGCCTGTAAAGGCGCCAATCTGTAAGAACCTAAGAGCAAACTTGCCAGCAAGCGGTAGTAGTTGTGACTCAAAGTTTTTCTTTGCAGTCATCTCAAACCAGTTAGGATATTTAGTCTGCATAACCTTTACCTCTACCAAAAGCATCGTAGTAATTCTCGTCCATATTAAATCGTTTCATATGTCCTACAGTTGCAGCAGTGTCACACCACAGAGGAATCTCTGCCTTGTTAACTACTGCGAAGAAGTAGATGTCCTCACCAGTGAACTGCTTGTTAGCACCCACTTCTGTGAAGAATGGAACTCCTGGTAATGCTTCTTTAATTCTTGTTATTACGCTGCGGTGCATTAGGCAAAAGCCCATACCTGCAGCACTTACTTTTATAAAGGCGTTCTTTGGTAGCGGGTCTAGTCGTCTAATCCCAATACCAAACTCTGCCTCAGCAAACTCATAGACAGTTGCTAATGGCTTCATCAATGGTTGCTCTGGTTCATTACTTGTAAAGTAAACACCAGTAAGCAGTGGAATATCTACGGCATCTCTACGACTCCAGAGTTTAAGAAACTTCTCTGGAGTAATCATAATGTCTGAGTCAAGCCAGAGTAGCCAATCAGATTTATTGTTGTCATACCAGCGATTGACTAACATCTCTCGCTGTTGTGCTATCTGATTACCGTGTGCTCTTAATGAGCCACAGAACTCTACGCCTGAGTTTATCAGGGTGTCTACAACACCTTCCATAAACTTGCCATCTACCATACCATTGTCGCACCAAGCGACTGCTAAGGTTTCTTTCTTTTGTTTAGCCATTGTCCCCTACCTTAACTACTTAATTTTTTTTAGATTTGGATTCTTTTTCTTAGCAGTCTTGCTTGCATTGCGAGTACTTGCTGCCAAGATTGCAGAAGCGCCTTCTTTAGAAATGCCTTGCTTCTTAGCAATGCCTGCTGCAACAGCCTTAAACCCAGGATGCTTTTTCATTTCTTAATCTGCTTATTAGTCTTGTTATCATACTTGCGACCTTGTAGGATTGCTCCCATAAGTTGTCCCTTTTCAGCATCGTACTTTTTGTTTGCAGCAAAAGCGCGAGCATCTGCTCCTGGCATAATATCTCCAGATGCATCAACTGCTGCTTTGTATGCACGACCAAAGTCCGCAAACGCTGAACCAACAGTCTTGGCATAACTAACAACTGGCTTAAAGACAGATGTCATATTTGAGTGGTCGCCAGCAGAGTTACGTGTTTTTGGCATTACTTCTTCTTGCCCATCTTCTTCATGACTGTCTTTTTAGTAGCCATCTTCTTCATGCCCATCTTAGTTTCCATCTTCTTTTCAGACTTTGATTCCATCTTCTCGCCAGTCTTATAGGCTGCCTTCTTTGCTGCTGCTTTGCCTGCTGCTGTGTAAGGGAATTTCATTTTTCCGACCATTGGCATTATTGTATTCCTGCTTCCTTGAGTTCTCGCATTACTGTTGCTGTTGGTTTGTCTATCTTTTTTGCTTGTACCATTGTACCGCCATCATATGCTGCACCTAGTTTATCAGATGCATCATGTGCTGCTTCTATTTGATGTGCTCTTGTGCCGTTAGGTTGGATACCCTGTGCTCTAGCACTACGATATGCTTCGAGTTCAGAGTTCCACTTCTTTTGTGTTGTGCCACTTGCGATTACATCGCCTCTAGCATCACCTGCATTTAACTGAAGGCCCTTAGCCTTACAGCCAAAACAATCTTCATTACACTGAGTATGGTCAATAGAAACTTCTTCATACTCAAAAGGTTTTTCTTGTGTCTCATCACAGAGTACACATCCGTATTTAGTAGCCACAAAGTTGTGCTCTGCTGTAAAACCCCAGTCAAGTACCTTGCTAATATGTTGGTGCATTTGTCCCTACTCTGTTGTGAAGTTAGCCGAAGTTACAATGCCGTCAGCAATCATTGCCGTTCTAATAGCATCGCTAATTCCAGTGTGTTGACATCCACCCATATAGTAAGCAGTGTAAGTTGCTAATTCATCTTCGGTTGGATATTGTATAAGTGAGTAGACACCACTGCTAAGTATGATGGTGTAACTCTTTGTGCGTTGCTTAAAGTGTGTGAACAAACGGTGACCACCAATGTGTCCTTGTTCCAAGGTTGGTGTTACAAGTGTGTACGTTGCCATTGTTCTCCCTAATGAATTTACCAAGAGGCAGGGTTTCCCCTGCCCCTCAGTCAATCAACTATGCGACTGATGAACCGTTAAGAATACGATACAAGGCTGCTTCGCGGTAACGCTTGAAGCCTAGAACGCCGTACCAACCCATTGGGCGGAAACGCATTAACTGGTCGATGACTGGACCGATAACTACATGTGGCTCTTCAGCAACGGCTTCAGCCATTGCTTCCTTGCCAGCAAGAATTGTGCGGTATACCTTGGCGCTTGAAGCACCGTCAGTATCGTTGAACATACGAGCAGACTCTACAAAGTAGGCTCCTTCGTATGAACCAATTTCTCCAGCCCAAATGTTGTCATTTGAGTTGTACTCGTGAGGCAAACGCCATCCACCAGCACCAGTCTCAGCACGAAGGTCGTGTGAGATTTCTGGGTGGATACCACACCAGTACATTGAACCCTTGCGTGGAACTGACAGACCTGAACGCAACTTAGCAACAGCCTTACGGATGTTAGCAGAAGTGATTGTATCTGTAGCAGCAATTGTTACTGTGTTAGTACGTGTGCCACCATAGATGACGTTAGTACCACCACGAAGTTCAGTCTGTGCGACTGTATCAATTGAACCTGCAAGGTTGAAAGCAATGATGTTAGCAATTGCTGGGTCTACATCAGCAAGGCTGAATAGTTCCAAAGCACGTGTAACAAGGACAGAGTTACCATACTCGGCAAGAGTAATAGTAACTGATGTTGGAGCAGCAATCTGTACTGAGTCACGCTCAGTTGATTCTGTGAGAGCAGTTGTCTGTTCAGACAAATCTGCGTATAGTTGTAGAACGATGGTCGAGCCAGGATTTGCTAATTTTGCGGGCTTCTTATCAGCGACGCTACGAATTAGGGGTTCTGAACGCAACGCAAAGTCTAATAGACGGTCATACGCCTTTTGGACGAGACCGGCACCACCAGCGGTACCAGCGAGATTGCCGGTGGACGATGTATATGCATTAGCCATTGTTGTTCACCTCCTAGGTGAGTTGTGAAATTACTATGAATTTATTACTGTTGAGAATAGATAATCGAATTGAGTTCTTCTGCGGAAGCCGCATTAGCAATTCGCATTGCCAAATCCTCTGCCCTATCAGGTGATATAGAATTTTGAACAACAGCATCCATCTGTCGCAAATTTGCGATATCTTGCTGACTAAGTTCGGTTCTTTGTGATTTCTGGACACCGAACACGTCACCGTGTTCATCCAGCCACGCCGAAATTGCATCCTCTGATGCTTCTAAGTCTGCAGGCACGAATGTTGCTATCTTTGTATTTATACCTCTTGAGGCAAATGTGTCTGTTATAATCCGCTCACGTTGGGCCTTGGTTAGACTTCCAAGGTTGTTTTCCAAATCCTTAATTTTTTTCTCTTGAAGGCGATTAGCCTTACGAAGTTTTTTAACAAGGTCTGTATCTAAGTCAAACGAAGGATTATAATCCAAATCGTCGTCGTCATCTTCCCAATCGGTGTTTATATCGCGGTTGTTGCTCATAGCAACCTCTCCCTTTATTAGTAGTTGTCGCACGCCGCAATTAAAATGGGGGATTTTAATCGGTTCGTACTATCGGTCTTGTACACCACCCGGGGCCGATAGGTCCAGGTAGGAATTTAGTTATATCTGACCAGCAATTGAA